GAACAAACCGTAACATTTCACACAGCATTTAGCACATCTTGTTTCTTTGTAACAACAGATTATAGAAACGACTCAACTGGTACTGCAATGTCAAAAACAGGATTTGATTTTAATAGAGCAGATGGGTTAAGTAATACACAAGTTACATATCTTGCAATAGGATTTTAAATGCCATCACAACGCATACAGTTTCAGGAATGGACTCCTGACCAGCCAGATACAGCTACATTAATTGATGCTAAAAATGTGTTTCCAGAAGCAGTTGGTTATGCACCTTTTCCAACAGCAGATGAGTATTCTAACTCTGCAAGCGAAGACTTAAATAACTTTATTGTTGGTAAGTTTGGTGATGATATTAATGTATTTGCAGGCGGTACAACTAAATTGTTTCAATTAGACAGTGCTTCATTAGATCTGGACGATGTTTCTAAATCTGGCGGATATACTTCATCTCATACATGGCAATTTATTCAGTATGGTAGCGTTATATTAGGAGCAAATGGTAACTCAAAAATACAAGCATGGACATTAGGAACATCTACAGCATTTGCAGATGTGTCAGCAGATGCACCTATAGCAACATATCTAGCTGTTGTTAAAGACTTTGTTGTTGGCACACACATTGGTGGTGTTAATAACAAAATAGCTTGGTCTGACATTAACGATGAAACTAATTGGACTTCTGGCACAACATCACAAGCAGATTATCAAATCCTGCCAGATGGTGGTGATTTAGTTGGCATCTCTGGTGGTGAGTTTGGATTGGTATTTTTAGAAAAAGCAATCTACAGAATGACCTATGTAGGTTCACCATTATTCTTCCAGTTTGATGCTATATCAAGAGGTTTAGGATGTTTAGAAGGTAGTTCTATTGCACAATATGGTGCAACTACATACTTCCTTGCTGACGATGGTTTCTATTCATGTGATGGTCAAAACATTGTAGGTATTGGTACAGAAAAGATAGACAGATTCTTTTTTGATGATGTATCTTTGTCTGATCTTGAAACTATATCTACTGCTATAGACCCTATTAAAAACCTAGTAATCTGGAATTATAAAAATACTTCTGGTAATAGAGCATTACTTATTTACAACTGGCAATTACAAAAATGGTCAAGAGGTATTACCATTGCTGATACGATTGGCACTATTGCTACATTAACTACAGGACTAGATGACCTAGACACTTTATATCCAAGTTTAGATGCTATGACCATCTCTCTTGATGACAGGGTATTCGTTGGTGGTAAATTCTTATTTGCAGGATTGAGAGCAGATAAGTTAGTGACATTTACAGGTCAAAACACAAGTGCTGAATTAATTACTCCAGACATAGAAGTTGGATATAATTCTGTCATTACTTTAGTAAGACCTCAAATACAAGACGGCACTGCAAACATACAGATAGCATCTCGTAGAATACAAGGCGAAAATGTGCAGTTTGGTAGCACAGTATCATCTGATGATGAAGATAGGGTTAGTGTAAGAAGTGCTGGTCGATACCATCGTATTAAAGTTATTCCTACAGGAAACTGGACACAAGCATTAGCAGTAGATATAGAAGTAAAGCCTCAAGGTGGTAGATAATGCAGTTTCGTAGGTTACCACAAAACAATTCTAGTCCTCGTGACATTTCAGAAGTTGTTAATAAAATACTAGATGGTAAAACAAATAATACAGGTACATTTGATTTAGCTACAAGCTGGGCCACCACTACAACTATCTATAATGAGCGTATCTCTACAGACTCTAAAATATTATTAGTTCCATTTAGCGATGTAGCAGAAACATCTACAGCACCTTATGGTGAGTTTACTAAAAACACAGACCAGTTAGCACCAAGTGCAGGAAATACAGCAGTGGTTGATTGGACTACAGAACATGAACTAAATGGTATGTATTTAGATGCAGTCAATACATCAAGAATATATGTTAGAAACGATGGTATATATAAAGCGTTATTTTCTTTACAGCTAGCAAACTCTAATAACGATGCAGAGTATGCAGATGTATGGTTTAGAGTCAATGGCAGTGATATTGCCGACTCTGGGAAAAGGTTTGGTTTACCAGCAAGAAAATCTACTGGTGACCCATCACATTTAACTGGAACTGCAAGTCATGTGTTAGATTTAACAGCAGGTGATTATATAGAAATAGCAGGAGCAACATCTTCCAGTAATGTTTCTTTGGAGCATTTTACTGCTACAACGACAACACCTTACACAAGACCTGCAATACCATCTGCACAAATTAACATTACATACATTGCACCATTTAGTATGGATAATGTTTATGTATCAGCACAACAAACAGGACAGGCTACAGTAAGCCACTTTGCTAACAATACATCGAATAAAACATATGGGTATGTTATAATCGGATAGTGTATATTTTACATTAATTTATACTATGACAAGAAATCTTTTTGTAGTTCCTACAACACATATCCATCAATTTTGGCATCTTGCTGAACCTTATTTAAAAAATGCTATAGATACTGGAAATGGTGAGTTTACCATAGACCAATTAAAACAATATGCAGCATATGGCAGTTGCGTTCTATTTATTATATTAGATGAAGAACAAAAATGTCATGGAGCAATTACAGGCCAATGGACAATATATCCAAATGAAAGAGTATTTTACATTACATATCTTGGTGGCAATGGCGTAATGAGAACTTGGGATCAAGTACAGTCATGGGTTAAATCTAATGGCGGTACTGTAATTCAGGGATCAACATCAAAAGATTCGTTAGTAAGATTATATCAACAATTAAAACTTAAACCTAAATATACATTAATGGAGTATAAATTATGAGTCGTTATCATGGAACAGAATATTTTGCAGAGTTTGATGGAAATCAATCTATCGACAATGGCAAAATGGGCAGGAAACTATTTAAAGGTGGTGGTGGTGGTTCTACAACTCAACAACGAATTGACCCAATTTTAAGACCGTTTATAACTTATGGACTAAATGAGGCACAAGCCCTTTATCAATCAGATACTCCATCTTACTATCCATATCAAACCTATATTGATCCAAGTCAGCAAACACAGCAAGCACTTCAAGCTGCACAAAATAGAGCAATGGCTGGTAACCCATTAGTACCAGCAGCTCAACAAGCTAACTTGGCTACAATACAAGGTCAAAATTTAGGTTTAAATCCATACTTTGCTAATGCCTTACAGGGTGCAGCAGGGGTTGCTACTACACAGTTTCAAGATGCGTTAGGAAGTATTGCGTCTCAAGCATCTAAAGCTGGTCGTTATGGATCTGGTGCTATGGGTGAGTTACAATCTCGTGCATCTAAAAACCTTGCAGATACACTGACCAACAAAGCTGGTGAGTTAATGTATCAAAACTATGGAAATGAAAGAGCTGCTCAAGAAAGAGCAATTATGAACGCACCTGCATTAGCACAAGCTGATTATGCAGACATTCAACAGTTACTCAATGTAGGTCAAACAGCAGAAGATTATCAAAGACAAGCTCTTGAGTCAGATATTGCTAGATTTGAGTTTGAGCAAAACTTGCCATACACTAAACTACAAAATTTCTTATCTGCTGCATACGGTGCTCCTATGGGTTCTGTTACCACAACAAGCCAGTCTGGAGGTAAGTAATGGGTGCTCCAGTACTAATAGGTGCAGGTATAGGTGCAGTAACATCTTTAGCTACAGGAAGAAATCCATTAACAGGTGCTGTTCTTGGCGGCGTTACTGGCGGTACATTTGGCGGTGATGGTGGATTATTTTCTGGATTTAATCAAGGCGGTTTATTTGGTTCTGCTATTCCAGATGCTGTAGGTAGTCAAGCATTAACAGATGGTGCAACCAGTGCTGCGTTTGAGCAAGCAATAACACCTACAGACCAACTCATGTTAGGAGTTGGAGATGTTCAGCCACAGGCAGCTTTAGATACAGGATTTGGTGTTCAAATACCTAATGAGTCTATTATGTCAACAAATGAACTTGCTGGTGCTACGAACATAGTTCCACAATCTACAGGTTTTGGGGTAAATGTAGGAGAGTTTACTCAACCTACAGCATTGCAAGATTTAAATAGAATGGATACATCTAATTTATTAGGTGCTCCACAACAATCTTTTTTAGAAAAAGTACAAAGCATTCCTAATCCATTTTCAGATATGACCCTTAAAGATCAAGTTGGATTAAGTGGAATGACATTAGATGCTTTATCTCCAACACAACAAGAACAAGCACAGCAGATTATGCAAAAACCTAGTGCTGGAAGACCATTAGATGTGAATCAAACAAGCAATAATATTCTTGATGTAAAAATACCAAAAGGATTTTTAGACACAACAAGAGAAAATCAAATACGAAGTCTATTTTACAAGTAAGGAAAAAACATGGCATTACTCGACAGTTTAAAAAACTTAATACCACAAGACACTAATATCTTTGGAGCTAGAACACCATCGTATTTATCAGGCATTGTATCTGATACAGAGCTAGAAAAAGCTAAACAACAGTCACTATTTCAAGGTTTATTAGGTACTGCTGTAGGCTATCTTGCTCAACCTAAAAATCAAGGATATGGCAGTGCTTTACCTTATTTAGCTAAAGGCTATTTGCAAGGTATGCAGTCTGCTAATGCACCTTATGCTGGTCTTGAAAAAGATATTCTTATGAAACAAAAGTTTGATGAAATAAAACGTGCTGAAACACAACGTAAAGATCTTGAGCAATTAAGAGGCCAAATATACTCACCTACAACAGTTACAGAAGATGTTTTAACTAATCAATATCAACCTATTGTTGGTACTGGTACAGATGGAACTACACAAATTGCTCCTAATATGAACTTTGTACAACAAGCTAAACAAGAAACATCACAAGTACCTTCTTACAATGAAGCTGCTATGAATGAATTACAATTTAAATTTCCAGAAGTATATGGTCAAATTATTCAAAATAAAAAAACACAAGCCGAAGTTGCTAAATTAGAAGCAGAAGCTGCAGCTAAAGGTGGTACTGATCTTAATATATCTAAATTAAATCCTAAAGACTTTACTCAAGAAAGTTGGACAGCTTATGCAACTCCAAACAGTCCATACTATGGTGATACTAGAATATTAGATGGTCAAACACCAGAAGTTCAAGCTAAAATTAATGAGATGAATGCTAAAATGCAATGGGAATATGGTGTTACTAACCCATATAATAATTCCGTTGATAGTGGAGGTGGTTATGTTCCAGCTGACTCACAAACTACTTCTGAAAAGAAAAAACAAGGTAGAAACCAATCAACAGTTATATTACCATTTTCTAATGAAGAGGTAATTCCTAGAATTATAGATCCAACAACACCTGGTAAAGACAGACAAGCGTTAAAAGGAAATCAAGCTAAAGCTAGAACAAGTTTATCAGCTGGTGTTAGTACAATGAGACAAGAGCGTAAAAAAATACGAGATCTTATCAATAGTGGCGACTTACCAAGAATTACAGGTGCTATTGGTGGTAATACTCCAAATATTTTACCTGGTGCAAAAGATGCACAAGCTAAACTAGATACTATTAAAAACTTAGAATTTTTAAATAACTACACAACTGTTAAAGCAACTGGTGGTGGTTTTGGCTCACTAACTGAAAAAGAAGGTGAAAGATTAGAGACAATTAGACAAAACCTTAATACAGCACAGTCTACTCAAGAAGTTGAAAAGAACTTACGTGAATTAGATAATTTATTAGCTCGAGCTGAAAAACGTGACTATGAAGCATACATGGCTGAATATGGTGAATACAATTACCAACCATTAGAGTTACCTGAATTTAGCAGAAGCTATTTAGATACAGCTGAACCAACAGATGTAGGTATTACAAAACAAACAGATACAATGAACCAAGCTGATGCTTTCTTAAAAGAAGAAGGGATAATTTAATGGCTAGTGCAGATCAATATGCAGCATGGATATTAAAAAATAAAGATCAAAAAGGGTCTGAAAAATTTAATACTGTTGTAAAGGCATATAAAGATGCTAAAGAATTAGAATCAAAGCAAACAGAAAGACCTGAAATTAATAAAGTAAAAGAAGGTGTTCGTAAAGTTGCTCAAGGTGCTACATTTGGCTTTTCTGATGAAGCTGAAGCTGCATTACAATCAGCAGCATCTGCTCAAAAAGACTTTGGTATGACTGGTCTTGCTGCAGGTTTAACACCTACAAAAAAAGAAAAAGCCGGTTATTTTTTACCTACCTTTGAAGAAAAACAACCATTACCTAAAAAAGATATATTCGATCAAATGGGCTTAAGAACTCAAGAAGTATCTGAAGACTTTGTTCCTTACGAGCAACAAAAGAAACAATTAGCTGCACAATCTAAAGAGTTTGAAAGACAAAACCCATATCTTGCTGGTGGTTTAGAAATAGCTGGTGGTTTTTTAACACCTGCATTAGCATTAAAAGGTGCTACTACAGCTGGAACAATTGGTAAAAATATTCTTGGAGGTGCAGGTATTGGTGCATTAGGTGGAGCTGGTAGAGCTGAAAGTGGTAATCGTTTAGAAGGTGCTTTACAAGGAGCTGCATTAGGTGGAGCATTTGGTGGTGGTTTATCTACAATTGGAAGTTTTATTGCTCCTACGTTACAAAAAGGTGCAAGAGAGTTACAGAAAAAAGGCGTTACATTAACTCCAGGCCAAGCATTTGGTGGTAAACTAGATGATGTCGAACAAGCGGCAGGTAACTTAATTAGTAACGTTGGTAAACGTCGTAATGAAAACCTTGTTAAATTTAATGAGTCTGTTATTAATTCTGCATTAAAACCATTAGGTAAAAAAATATCAGTTGTTGACGATGTACAAGGTGCTGTAGGTAAAGCTCAACAAATTG